ACTCATTCAACGATGAGATCCACAACCTTGAGGAACGCAGTAGTGTTAGTCGCCACGACTGGCGCACCGGTGGTCGTAAAACCAAAGACAAGCCCAATGCCGAGGACTACTCGTTCTGGGTTGATGAAGGCTTACGCCAAATCCAGGTGTTCAGCCAATGGTTTGATGATCGCATCAACGAGGGTTGGTCTGTTCCCACGTTCGCTGGGAACCTTGCCTGCGAGATTGAACTGAACGTGGACTTTGGTGGTGTACGCATCAAGGGTTACGCCGACCTAATCATGGAACTACCAACCGGCGAACTCATGGTCATTGACCACAAAACCGGCAGTCGAACACCGGACACGTTCCAACAACTGTCACTGTACGCATTCGCTATGGAGAAACTATCCCTTCCTAAGCCAGCATTGGGTGCGTACTTTATGACACGCAAGGGCGAGTTATCCACACCCACCACGTTCTCTCAACATGACCTTGACTCAATCACTGATACCATTGTCAATGTTGACAAGGCCATCAAGGCAGAACTTTTTCCTGCCAGAGTCACATCAATGTGTAAAGGCTGTGGTGTAGCTAACTACTGCGCCGCAGTCAACGGTTCATTAGCAAAAGAGTTTGACCCTATCTACGCAAACAAGGAAGGTAAGTAATGTCCAACGCAGAAGCACCAATCAGTTTCACCACCAAGATCAACGGTGACCTGTTCACCATCCGAGCAGATGACCCAGCCACGTTCCTCAGCCGACTCGAAGCGTTCAACATGTTCCCATCAGTGGCGAACCTGATCGCACAGTACAACGGTGAAGAAGCAGTACCAGCGGTGATCGCTGCAGCTTTCCCAGGAACCAAGATTGTTCCGCAAGACCAGCCAGCACAGCAGGGTGTACCAACTTGTTCGCACGGTGCGAGAGTTCACCGCACAGGTGTTGGCAAGAACGGCCCCTGGACTGCATGGTTCTGCAACACTGACAAGGACGACCCGAACAAGTGCAAGCCGGTATTCGTCTAATGATCTGCACTCCTTGTACTTACAACAAGCATGAGGATTGCGATGACGTACTCCGACCAAAAGATCAGTACGATTCGTGCTTCTGTCAGCACCAGCCCCACGAGGACGGTAGATACATTGAGCGACCAAGCGGGTTATTGGGAGATGGATGATTCCGTTGATTACGTTGAGCTGCTTGAAGCTTTTCGTGACCAGTCCAGTTTGCTAGCCACCAAGTTTCTTGGCAACTCGACCAAGAATGTACGCATGAGATGTTACCTAATGGGAATGTCAGATGCTTACGCGTCAGCCGTAGCCCTCATGGTCAATGGCGATCCGAACATTGCGATGCAGATGAATACGCAAGAACTTAGAGAAAAACTATTAGAAAAGGAACGACATGGCGAAAAAGATTGAGTTGGTGAAGCCCAAGCGCCTAGCCCTCAAAGACTACGCGTTTGAAACGGACTACCAACTAGCCGCGATTGCCGAAGAACTGGACATCGTGAACGATATGATTGACATCCTTTGGAATCAAACAGCGAACCTTGAGTTGGCGGTGTACGAGAAGAAGCGGTGGTGGAAGAAATGAACACACCAATCCGCAACGTGCGAATCAACGACGAGATCTGGCAGGCCATTGTTGACCTTGCTGACAGGAAACAAACCACAGCATCCAACGTGGTGCGTCAGGCACTCGTGAACTTTGTTCAAACAGGTGGACAACCAGTACCTAAGCGTTGGTGGAGTAAGGCGTGAAGTCCCTAGCCCAAACCATCATGCTTAGTGGTGAGTCAGGCAGACCACTGCCAAACCTAACACCAAGCCTGACACAGGCAGGGGTGAGGCTCCGACGTGGACAAGTGACCATGATCGCAGCAGCACCAGGCAACATGAAAACCCTGCTTGCTTTGTGGTATGTGGCTCAGCACAACATCCCCACCCTGTTCTTTAGTGCAGACACTGATGCTTCAACCATTGTTAACCGTGTAGCTGCGATGCTAACCGGTGATGCGGTGGACATTGTTGAGGCTGGTATCAGTGGTTCAGGTGCCGACTACTACACCGAACAAGTAACAGGGTTGCAGAACATTCGTTGGTGCTTCGACCCCTCACCCACCCTGGATGACATTGACCTTGAGACGATGGCGTTCACCGAGATGTGGGGTTGTCCACCAGAGATCATTGTTATTGACTCCCTCTACAATGTAGTGGCCGAACACTTGGATGAGTATGCCGGTATGCGTGAGATCAGTCGGGCGTTGCACCACGTCGCCCGTTCAACGGAAGCGGGGATCATCCTGCTCCACCACGTCAGTGAGAACACGTCCAACGCAGGCGAGTGCCCACCCCGTAAAGCAATCCTCGGTAAAGTCTCGCAACTCCCAGAAGTAATCCTCACTCTCGCCTACGACGAGATGGCTAGGGAACTAAAGGTTGCCACTGTTAAGAACCGTTCAGGGCCAGCCGATGCACAAGCCCGAAGCCATGTGTCCTTGTTCGTGGATGCTCCACGGATGCAGATCCAGGACTCAATGGATTACCAATCTTCCCTTCCTGCACCAGCAGTGCAACTATCACCGGCACTTCAACAATTTTGGGATAGTGTGGTATGAAAAGAATCGTTATGTTTAGTGGTGGCGTTGGCTCCTGGGCCACTGCACGCAGGGTGGCAGATGAGTTTGGCACCAAGGATATGACTTTGCTTTTTGCCGATGTGAAAGGGGACAACCCATCTCCGCACGCAGGAGAAGATGAGGATACCTACCGTTTTATTGAGGATGCAGCTGAGCAGATCGGCGCACCACTGGTTGTGCTGAATGAGGGTAGGGACATTTGGCAAGTTTTCAAAGACGATAGATTCCTTGGGAACAGTAGGTTAGCTAATTGCTCAAAGTTTTTGAAGCAAAAACCATGCCGCAAATGGCTTGATGAGAACTGTGACCCAGAAGAAACCGTTGTTTATGTCGGCATTGATTGGACAGAAGTGCATCGGGTTAACGCCATTGTTAAAGCTTACGTTCCTTACAAAGCAGAAGCACCCATGACGAACCCGCCGTATCTTTCAAAAGATGAGATGTTCGATGCTGCCAGGGCCGCCGGTCTGGTCATTCCACGAGCCTACGATTGGGGAATGTCGCATAATAATTGCGGTGGTGGTTGTGTTCGTGCCGGTCAGGCTCAATTTGAATTGTTATTGAGGGTTCACCCCGAACGCTACGCTTATTGGGAGAAGAAGGAGCAAGAAGTTAGGGATCATCTTGAAAAGGATGTGACTATTTTGAGAAAAACTGTTAGGGGAGAAAAGGTATTTGTTACATTGAAAGACTTTAGACTTGGTTTGCAGAAACAACCATCCATGTTTGATGAGTACGACATTGGTGGATGCGGATGCTTTGTTGAGGGGGAAGAATGAGTTCAGCGAATAAGCGTAAGGGAACCAAGTTTGAAACGGACTTGCTCGGTCACATCCGTGGCTGGGTAGGCATGGCACAGAATGGTTGGGCAGTGGAACGTACCGCTCAAACAGGTGCCAAAGACGAGGGCGATCTCCACATTGACTTGGGCCACACGGTTCTTGTCCTTGAGGCTAAGGATGTTAAGACACCTGAGTGGGCCAACTGGTTACGTCAGGCAGAACTCGAAGCAGGCAACTGGTCTGAGGCTAGAGGGAACAGGGGCAGGGTGTTCGGTGTTGTTGTTCGTAAGATGAGGCAACGCAACACGCTTGACGCTATGTGTGTAATCCCGCTGCACCAGCTACTACATTTGATGAGCGGATTAAACAATGAACAGTGATGCGATGACCACTAAAGAGTGGAATGACAGAGCTGAATGGGTGATGTTCGGTATTGGTAAGGGGTGGATCAGTGAACAATACTGTGCAACCCACGACGGTGGTTACGACTACCTGAGCGATGAGGAAAAAGAAGAATACGATGAGGGTGGAGACCCTTGTGAGCCAGTGTTCCGAATCCTATGAGCACAATCAGCAGAATATTAATCCATTATGGATTTGAGCGAGTGCCAGATCACGGTAACAATAAGTCGATTAAGTGCGCGTTTCATGGCGACAAGCACGCAAGTGCAACCGTGAACCCAGATAAAGGATTGTTTTACTGCTTCACCTGCGGCATCAAGGGTGATGCCATATCTATTGTTAGGGAACAGGAGTGTTGTGACTTCAATACTGCCGTCAGGCTTGTCGAAGAAATCACAGGAGAGGGCTACCAAAGCTTACGAGAAGCAGTTGTCCGAGAAGGCTCATTCTTATCTACTCGAAAGGGGACTGGACGAACAGGCCATAAGCAACTACCGGCTTGGAAGCGTGGAAGTGCCTGAACCAGGGCATGAACCGTACCAAGGGATGCTGTCCATTCCCTACCTGACCCCAACGGGGCCGGTTGGTTTCAAGTTTCGGTTTCTTGACGAACACAGGCAACCAAAGTACCTAGTGCCAGCTGGTCAAAGACCACACTTGTTCAATGTGCGTGCGTTTCACAACTCGGATACTTCCATTGCCATTTGTGAGGGTGAACTTGACACCCTAGTTATGGATTCAGTGGTCGGCATCGCAGCTGTTGGTGTTGCGGGTGTGGAAATGTGGAAGGATTACTTCACACGTTGCTTCGAAGGATTTGAGAATATCTACATCATGGCTGATAATGATGTGAAGGAGAACGGCGAGAACCCTGGGCTGCGTTTGGCTAACAGGATCATTGACGCACTACCTTGGGCAAGGATCATTTACCTGCCAGCAGGTGAAGATTTGAATAGCACGGTATTAAAGCAAGGGCCACAGTATGTCTTGGACTTACTCAAGCCACCAGTTGATGAAGATGAACCACCCTTCTAATAACGAAAGGACGGATGATTGTGAGTGACTCGAACGGAATGGGAGCAGGTGCTGAACCTTCTCCGCGACAGTGGGTTTCGGGTAGTAAAATCGGATCTGCAAGCTGGACTGGTTTTGGTACAAGTTCCGCCCGCAAATCCATAGACCCGCACCAATGGGAAGATTACCGTAAGGAAAGCAAGAAGGTTAAGTCGGCTGTTCTTACTGAGGCTGATGAGATTGTGAACGGTGCAAGGCAAGACACCTACGGTCACCCAGCAGACAACCACGGTTGCACCGCTGAGATGTGGACTGCCTACCTGAACCGCAAGTACGACATTGACCTCGACCTGGATGCACGCGATGTGTGTTGGTTGAATGTTTTACAAAAGATTAGTCGTGACGCTCACCTTGAGAAGCGCGACAACCTTGTTGATGTGGTTGGCTACGTTGCCAACATTGAAATCATTGACGACCTTTAACCCGACTACCCTGAACTTCGCCCTGCACATGGGGGCTACTTAACGGAAGGCATACCAATGCCGGAAACAAACAAGCCACGCATCCTCGTCACCGATCTGGAAACCAGTCCAAACTTGGCGCACGTTTGGGGTTTATGGCAACAGAACGTATCCTTATCACAACTGATGGATACAACATCGGTCATCTCATTCGCCGCTAAGTGGTACGGCGATAGGAACGTAGAGTTTTATTCAGACCACCACGATGGTCACGCCAAAATGGTGAAGCAGGCACACAGGCTACTTGATGAGGCCGACATTGTTGTGACTTACAACGGTGTCACGTTTGACATCAAACATTTTCAGCGAGAGTTTATCCTCGCCGGTATGAACCCACCAAGCCCGTTCAGGAACGTGGACTTACTCAAGGTGGTCAAGTCGCAGTTCCGGTTCCCATCAAACAAACTGCAACACGTTTCCGATCAACTCGGTATCGGACAAAAGACACCACACACAGGCCACGAACTTTGGGTCAAGTGCATGGCTGGTGACGTGAAGGCTTGGGCGTTGATGAAGAAGTACAACATCCAAGACGTGCGCCTAACTGAGAAACTTTATGACCGGCTCGGTTCGTGGATCAAAGACCACCCATCACACGAGTTATTCAGTGGTGTTGAGGGCTGTTGCCCTCGCTGTGGTGAAAGCAGACTCACCAAACGTGGTCAGGCATACACCACTACTGCCGTGTACCAAAGATACCAGTGCCGTTCTTGTGGTGCTTGGTCTAAAGGTAAGTCCCAGTTGCGTGGCACTGAGATGCGTGGTGCAAAATGACCGAGTACCTGCACCCAGACTTTCTCCAACACGCCTACCCTGTTGCTACCAACCTTGCCCGAAGGTATTCGGGCTACGTTGAGGCTGACGACATCCGCTCCGATCTGATTGAGTGGGGATACCATAACCACCGCCGTGTGACTGAGTGGCTTAGTGCTGAGGATGAGAAGGTTCTCAAAACTAATGTGTGGATTTTGAACAAGCGTATGCACAAGCAGGGTGAACGGTTCTGTCGGAAGATGAAGGCCCAGGTGTGTGGCTACCACCACACCGACGAGTGGTTCTTTAACCGTGGCATTGTGCGTGAACTCCTGCCCCTAGTTTATGACGGATCGTGGCGTGAAACTTTGCGTGGTGAACCTGAGGGTGGACGTAAGCCACCAAGAGAACCATCAACGGGTGGGAACCTTCCCGCTATGGCTATTGACATTGAGAAAGTCCTACCCAAACTATCTGTTGAGCAACGCTCAGCGTTAGAGTTCCTTTACTTGGATAAGATGAGTGAGGAACTAGCGGCGATGGAACTTGAGATCACTGTTCATGCCCTGAAAGCAAGGGTTGATCGTGCCGTGGAACGTATCGTTGAACTCACTGGCGGTGACACACCTTGGGATGGGCTTGGTTCACGTCGCGTTAAGTCTAATGCTCAGGCGGCAGTGGAAACATCACGCAATAGTTAGACTCGTTTAAACATAGAAAAACCCCAGCCGGAGCAGGACTGGGGTTCTTCTGTGTCCACACCAGAGAGGTAAGAAATGGTGTGGCGTGCCGTTGGTTCACCGACTAGGGGGCAGTGAGTTCCGGCAACATCTTTAGGTTATTACTTCTTATCTTCTACGTCAAGTTCAGTGAGTTCAGCGTGGTATCCATCAAATGTGGCGTTCACTTTTACTTCTGTGATCTCATCAAAATCATTACCGTACATGGTGGCGCACTTGCGCCCATCTCTGGTCAGTACCAGTTGGTACTTGTACCCTTCACCTCTATTGCTCACGCTTCCTCCACTCTCTGATCGTGTTGGCAAAGTAGATTATTCCATACGCTAAGCATAGGACACCCAGCCCGTACTGCTTGGTGGCTACCGAGTACCAGCACCACAATACTTCCATGCCCAGCAGTACCACCCATCCTTGCAAGGGTCGCTTCCCAGCGATCCATAAGCCGGTCATAGATCCGGCGGCAAGGGCGAAAGACCAGTACATCAGTACCACTTATGGTTCTGCCAGAAACCCCACGCCCGACAGGGTGTGCCGTACCTGTGCTTAATGTATCCAAGCCCAGCCCTGACCTGTGCCTTGTAATCGTCCCCTGTCCTAGCCTCAAGCCCCAAGATCTGTGGGATACCATAGGCTGAGGACGTGGGGTTGTCGCTAGTAGGCGACCAGCCAGACTCCTTCTCCCATAATGGCAGTAGGCAAGCCATCTGGGTGGCGCTAGGAACCAACGTAAGGGCATAACGCTTAGCCTTGGAGTCCACCTTCACCGGACGTACCTTAGCCCGCGAGATACGCTTCTGTGGCTTCCTAGTTGGCAAGGCTTTACCCACCGTTGGCTTAGTATCCTTTGGAACAACGAACGAACTAGCACCCTGCTTAGTTGTTTGTATGTTCTGCTCAGCCCTACCCACCAGCATAATCTCAATGACCGTCATCAAGATGACAACGATAACAAAGATGGCGAAGCCCAATCGTATCTCGTTCCTCTGGTTCATAGACCCCTACCCTCGGTGTTCATAACAGTACGCAGAACCTGGTTCCGTTGGTTCGTCACAACCAACAGGGCTATGTGCCCAACCCCCATACTTATCGTACAAGCCAGCACTAGACCTCCAACCACAAGGCTCCGACTCCTCTACTTCTGATTGCTCGGCATCCACGGTGCTCTCACTCCCCTAACTTTTCTCCAATAGGTCTCTAGGGTTTTAAGTTCCAGCCCTAGTTGTTCGGCTACCTGCCACTGCGAAACACGCAGACTGAGCAGGAACTCTGCCTCGTCAATGGTCTCACGCTTGCTTAAAGATCTATCCACTTTCCGTTCACCCTCTTAGCACTATTAGATAACATCTCGTGTGACTTCTCTGCCACCACGTTGTCATCGGGTGATAAGGTTAGCATCTTTTCCACGATACGGATAGACCTTGACCAAGCGTGTCCGTTCTTAATCAACTCGTTCTGTTGCTTAGGTGTGTAGCCTGCTCGGATGGTGTGCTCACCACCATGCTTTAGTGCATCGTTTAAACACTCGTTCCTTACGGGGCACTGCACACACATCACGATACCCTTGACGTTGTTTAAACTAAGTGTTGCTTCGTGTTGGTGGAAGTCCACATCCCACCAGTCGGAGTAACCACGGGCGCACGATGCACGATCCCACCACTCACGATCGCTATCGCGTTGTGCTACATAGGTCTCAGACACCTGAACCCACCCCGCGCAGTGACAACTCATGCACCGAGGCATACACCCTGATACCAGTGGTGCAATCCAGCACCTTAAACCACGGCTCACGGTAATGGGACGTGTGAAACTCAGACAGTTCCTCAATCAAAACCTTACGCTCAGGCGTAGGGCACTCAGTCATACTCAACAATGCTTTCATTTTCCAATCCTCCAATACTCAACTGCTACGGGTAATAATAAAATTGCTAGACCGACAACAAACCCAGCCACTAGACGCGAGGTTCTTTAGCGAACACGAACCGAACAATGTTGTCAATGCTCCACTCAGAACCACCACTTAACTTATCTTGAGAGTGCTCCGTGATGAACTCAATAAAGTTTTCCTTAGTGGTCTCATTGTGGTCATAGTAGATGTCCACGAAATCGTCGCGCACACCTGATGGTGTGTAGTTGTTGCCACTCAGGTAATCATCATCGGGGAAATCTTCATCACCCTCCATGATCTCCTGCAAGGACTCGAACGAAACATAACCATGCAACTTAGTTCCTTCTTGGTCGTTCTCAAAGTGGTAGAAAACTTCACACCCAATGGGGTACTCTTGTTTAAACGTACTCATTACTCTGCTCCTTATTGTGTTTGATTAGAAGTGGAAATCCACTACGACAATCCACTGGTGTGAAGGGTCGGTCTTGATACGTTCTTGTAGATACTCGTCGCTCTCAGTGTAATCTACTAAGTCGTAGAAATAAGTATCACTGGCACTATCTCCAATAATAATAGACATAGCCTTACCCAAAGACCAAACACCATTAGCGTAGTGGTCTTCCTTGCCCTTCTCCTTTATGTTATCTAAATCCAGCCCCGACTTTTTTTGCTATCCGTAAGTACTCGTCTAGTTGTTCTTCCCTCTTGCCAACCATCATCTTTACGCATGAGTTAAAACGATCTGGGTCATCCGCGTAGCAAAGAGCGTTCTTGCCTTCGCCAAACTCATCCACCCAGCGACCACCTACCTGAGACCAGTCAGACCACGGGAAGTTGTTTTCTCCTTCCCACCCAGCGTTTAAACAGTAGTCAACAGAAGAAACTGCCTCGTCGTAATCGTCTGCCTCAATAGCAATAATGTGTGAAACGTGCATTGTATTTTCCTTCCCTAGTTAGTCAATAACAATCGGCTCAACAATAACGAACTCGTCCAGTTCGTCATTAGGTATCTCTCGCAGGTCACACCACTCGTTGTAAAGATCACGGGCGTAAGCCCTAGCCTTATCAAGCGTGCTGGGGAAGGTGTCGTGATGGGTAGGTTGATTGTGTATGCAGTGACCGTCACTGACCCCGACTACTGGGACTACCACGGTCAGGACAATGAAGTACCGCCTATGTTTAGCACGCTTGATAAGGCTAGGGCTTACGCTCGTGATCTTTACAACGAGTGGTGTGACCTGCGAGAGATACCTAATGACGA